ATTATAGTCCGAATAGATACATGATATTTCTCCATTCCAATTTTGAATGGCAAAGTATACATCATCCATACTAATGTTTTTCTCAAGCATCACTTCTACATTCATTACCATTCGAATGACCCATTTTGATTTATTTTCTTCTTCGATTGCACTCGCTGCTTGGGTAGAACACTCGTGTATCATGGATTCAAACCGATGGTATTGTTCTAAGAAATGACGGTCTTCGACAACAACCGAATGGTTGTCATCGGGGTCAAAGTAGATTTGAACACCATGTACAATATCTGCCAAACGTGTATGTTCTATCATATTTGCATACTTGATAGCTCTGTCTTGATGTACGGCATCTAATTCTTTTAATTGAACAGTCAATGATGGGTTTTTAGGTTTCTTACTGAGACGTAAGATTTCTTCAATACGTGGTACACCACGAGTGACATTTGATTTGGATGCTACACCAACATTATGGAATGTATTCAAGGTCAATTGGGTGGTTGGTTCACCGACCGATTGTGCAGCGATAACACCAACCATTTCACCAGGATGTACAATGGCTTGTTTATATTTCAATAAGATAGTTTCCAACAATACGACAAGTGCTTGTCGATGGAAACGACGATTGAATAACAAATCTTTTGGGGACAAGTAAAAGTCATATAATATTTTGAAAAGTGGATTTGGTTGTACATATTTCGTAAATTGAGTCATTTTTTCATATGTTTCATCGATAAGTGTATAAGCTTCCATAGGTGTAATGTCAATCATAGATGCCTTGTTTAGTTGCATTTGTCCCTGTACATTTGCGATTAAATATTGGAATGAAACTGGTGAACGAACCATTTTATCGTCTTTATAATTGAATACATTTTCCACTAATTTGTCTCGATTTGATATCATGATTTCAATCATGGAAGATATTTTGTCTCGTGTTGCAATTCGTTGACGATTCATTCGTGTCATAGTGGCTTTGGTCATAATGGATGCCAATTCGTTCTTACTTGTATTTGCTTTTGTAATACCGACAATATCATAGTGCATGTAAATGTCTTCAATACTGAAGTGTGCTAACGGAATAATCTGGTCTTCAACTTTTGTGGAATCAAATCCATCATCCCCATATGTGAATTGAACAATTTTCCCCATATGATTACGTGCAGTCATGTCATATGTAATGGTAATATCCTCCAACGATTTGACAATTTTACGTTGTGCATATCCAGTTTGAGACGTTTTTACTGCCGTATCAATCAAACCAATACGTCCCGCAATGGCATGGAAGAATAGTTCATGTGCAGTAAGACCATTAATGTACGAATTTTCGATAAACCCACGTGCATTTGGTGAATCGTCAAATTTATTAAAATGAGGCAATGTCCGATGTTCAAATCCATATGGAACACGTTGTCCTTCTACACTTTGTTGTCCTAAGCAAGACATCATTTGAAGAATATTGGTAACAGACCCCTTTGCACCTGAATCTACAATGGCTTTGAATCGGTTGGTATCGCTAATATTGTCTCGCCCAACTTTACTTGCATCGCCAGTGGCTTTGTTCAAAATATTGGTGACTTGCATTTCAAAATGTTCTTTATTTGAATATGCTGTATTATTTTCATTGGTACCTAAGTGTATGCTGTGAATCAAATCTTGTACTTTTTGTTTACTATTTAGTAATACTTGTTGTACACTTTGTTTTGTATTTCGATTTGCAATCAAATCACTAATACCGACACTAAACGAACAAGATTTCATGTATTCTGTAATAACATTTTGTAGATTATCGATAAATCGTACGCATGTTTCGTTTGTATAATCATTTACAGTACGATGCAATAGACCTTTCGAAGCAGCACCAATAACGCCTTTTTCTAATTGTCCACGTACATAATGTCCATGCTTGATTTCGAGAATACCATTTGAAGTAGTTGGGTCATCATTTTCATCATATAATTTCGTTTTATGTTTGATAGTCATAGGTGGCATAATTTGTGTCAATACATCAAAACTGGAAGCGGTTTTCTTCAATCGTTCCAAATCGATATCTCGACACATCATGAGTAAATTCATTGCCTGTTTTGGAGTGATTTTTGTATTTGTTTTTGTATTGGCTCTTGTAAATAAGTAACATCCTAACAACGAATCCTGAAAGATACCAATAATAGGAGCGTTTTTAGATGGACTAATAATTTGTTGTGTTACTGCAGGTAAATATTTTAATTCTGTTTCTGCTTGCATGCTTTGTGGCATATGCATATTCATTTCGTCTCCCGACGTGTCCTTTTGGTTTCCCAAAAGGTCGGACTGTATCTTAAGCAAGTTCAAGATGGTTAATCTATCATTACTCACCCACACCCGTTCAGTCTCTGAACGCCTATCATATCCTAACCATATCGGACTTAGATAGTAACGCTGCGGATTGTCCAATCTTCTTACTTTATTACCATTGGGTACGACAATTAATCGTGTTCCCTCATATAGTTTCCATTATGAGGTGGTAGTAAGAAGCTCTAAGGAGTTTCCCGCATCAAGGTGTGTTGCCGTATTGTACATGTACAATTGACTAGGGGGTATCAGCCTTTTAAGCCCCCCTGTTTTCGACAGAGCGTTTATCGAAATCGGCGTTATATGGGTTTGTAACACCGACATTGAAGCGAAATGTATCGCCTTTTTTCATGACTTTGACTTCATGACACATCATAGACATTTTATGCAAACTTGGCTGACGATTAAAAAGTACATAATCACCATCCATCATATGACGATGAACTTTGTCACCATTTTCCAATTGCAATATGGTTCGGTCTACATGTCGCAATGAAACATTTTCACCATTTTTCCTTTCCAATATTTTTGCACCAGGATATTTATCCGGTCCGTTTTGTACAAGTTTGGTCAAATAGTCCTTGTTTCGGTTATTTACAATAATTGGCTTGGTTATATTTTTGGCAATTTTCATTGGTACACCTAATTGTGTAATGGACAAATTCGGGTCACCTGTAATAACGGAACGTGCACTAAAATCCACACGTTTTCCCATAAGGTTTCCACGAATACGACCATTTTTAGTATTCAACCGACTGCTAATACATTGGTATGTACGCCCAGAAGATTGTCCAATGGGACTTGTCCCACTGGCTTTGTTGTTTGCTACCATTGCAACATAGTATTGTAAAATTTGATGATATTTTTCAATCACCATAGGAGAAGCATTGGTAGAAATCTTCTCTTTTAAAAGGTTATTGTACTTGTTAATGCTCATGTAAATATGCGTCAAGTCATCTTCACTTCGTTGTTGTGCATCGTGTTTCACAGAAGGTCTTACAGCGGGAGGAGGTACAGGAAGAACACGACAAATCATCCATTCAGGTCGTGACCATAAAGCACTAAAACCCATAAAATTTACATCTTCATCCGATATGCGTTTGAACATTTTGTAGACTTTATCTGCATTAATATTTTGTACAATGGTTTCTTTTTGGTCATTCACCATAATATTTTCCCATACTGCATCTAATGTAGCAAACCCGGTCATACGAATTTTGTCTGGTTGTTTACATCCACACCCATCATCCATATTTTCACCACATCTGGATACATGTTTTTTGAAATACGTAGTGGTCAAGTATGCCCATCGTTCTTCGGCGCTCATATCAATCAAGTGTTTATATTTTTCTTTCTCAATCAGTAATTTACTGCATTTGTAACAAATCATTTTTAGTATTTTGCTGATTTCTTTCATATGTTGAATAAAGAAAACTGGCAAAGTCATTTCAATATGACCAAAGTATCCAGGAGTTTCTACATTACTCAATCCATCCGTGGGGCAATACAACCCATGCTCAAGAACACCCATTTTAGGATCAAATAATCCACCCATGGTATCACGAGATTGCGATGTGATTTCGACTACGGAATTCTTCCTGATTTCTTCTGGCGACAACATACTAAATTGAATGCCAATAATCTTTGCAGGATTCGAATATTCATTTGTTTGTATTCGCTTCATTGTGTTAATGCGTTTATGACCCTATATGTATATATACTTTATATTTATATTTGTATTTGAATATCAATTTTTTCGTTATTCTTTCCATATATGAATTTTTTTTCCTTTTCTGAAAAAATTGATTGTTCGATTGCAAACTTAATTAAATACATACAATTTTTACCCAGTATACTAATTTACTTTGAAACTTTTCAAACCATGCCAGCAAACCAAATTAACACACGTAACAAAACAAATGACTCTAAAAAGAGTAAGAAGGATAAAAAAAATGAAGACCCCAAGAAAAAACTAATTCGACGAAGAATTATTGAATCGGATAATGACGACGACGATGATTTTATTGAGGATGATGATGATGATGATGATTATGAAACGATAGATTCAACGGAAGACGATGATGAGGATTCTGAAGAATATGAGAATAATAGCGATTCCTCATCGTCCGATTCCGATTCCGAAGACGATGAGGATGAGGATGAGGATTCTGAAGAAGTGAAATCTCCTAAACGAAAAAAGAGTATACAAAAGAAGAAGTCGAAAAAAACAGAAAAGAAATCAAAGAATAAGAAAACAAAAAAAGCAGCAAAGAAACCAAAGCACAACCACGATGATGAGTCAGAGGAGGAAGAAGATGAATACGAAGAAGGAGATGATTCTGAATATGACGATGACGATTCTAAAGGTGCCGAAATTATTTTGTCATTTGATGCATTTGGTGGCGGGGCATTAAATCCAGACGAAACTGAATACAAAAAAATGGTAAAAGAAGATAAAAATGAAGAATGTGATAGTGATGATGAAAAGACATTTATGAAAGAGACATACGTACCCGTAACGATGCCAAAAACGCATTCCGCAAGCGAACTTACAAATTTGTTCGTAAATTCGATGTGTTCTTCGAAAGAGAAACTCGATAAAAAAAAGAAGGACAAAGATGAAAAAGATAAAGATGGCAAAAAGAAGAAGAAAAAAGCAGACACAGATGAAGAAGATAATACACCGGTTGAAAAGAAATATGCAGAAATGACACAATTGAAAAAGACTTTGACAGAACAACTGAGTAAAAATCCAAAAAATAAGATTTTGCAGAATGCAGTACAAGAATGTCGAAAATCCATTTCTGAGTTGGTGAAAAAAGAGCGTAAGAAGAATACCGAAAAATATTATGAGCTTGTGTCATTAGATGAAGATAAACGTAACACAAATGAAATGTCGTACTTCAAGAAAAAACTTTCTCATAAAGAGCAGATGAAAGTAATGAACGATTTGTCAGAAATCAATAAATTTACAAACATAGATAAACCATATCGACTTGCTTTACTCGAATCAAATATTGAACCGAAAATAAAGGCAATTGTTTTACAAAAGTTGAATATATTGAAATCGATGCAACCTTCTGATTCGGAATATTACAAAATGAAAAATTGGGTGGATGGATTTATGCGTGTACCACATGGCGTGTACAAAAGTCTGGAAGTAAAAATGAGCGATGGAATGGATAAATGTCATACATTTATTGAAAGTGCCAAAGAAACATTAGATAATTGTGTTTATGGATTAAATGATGCAAAGTTGCAAATTATGCAAATGGTTGGTCAATGGATTACAAATCCTTCGGCGATGGGTACAGCAATTGCAATCAAAGGACCGATGGGTACAGGTAAAACAACCTTAGTAAAAGACGGTATCAGTAAAATTTTGGGCCGTGAATTTGCTTTTATTGCATTGGGTGGTACAAGTGATGCCAGTTTCTTAGAAGGTCATTCATATACGTATGAAGGAAGTCAGTGGGGCAAAGTTCTGAGTATTATAATGGAAAGTAAGTGTATGAATCCAGTGATTTACTTTGATGAATTGGATAAAATCAGCGATACACCAAAGGGTGAAGAAATCATTGGTATTTTGACACATTTGACAGATACGACACAAAACAGTCAATTTCACGACAAATACTTCTCTGAAGTCGATTTTGATTTAAGCAAGTGTTTGTTTATATTCTCATACAATGACGAGAGTAAGGTGAATCCGATTTTGCGTGATCGAATGTATCGTATTCAAACAAAAGGATATGATACAAAAGAAAAAATGATTATAACAAGAAAACACTTATTACCAAAAATACGTGAACAAGTAAACTTTAAGGAAGACGAGGTAGTTATTCCAGACGACACATTGAATTATATTATCACAGATGAAAAGTTTAGTAAAGCAGAACAAGGAGTTCGTAACTTAAAGCGTTGCTTGGAAATCATTCATACGAAGTTAAATTTGTTTCGATTAGTGAAAAGTGATTCGAAAATGTTTGAAAATGATATAAAGATGGAGGTTCAATTTCCTTTTAAAGTTGAAAGGAAACATGTAGATATACTGTTAAAAACGGATGAACCAATTAGTCAATCTTTACTTGCAATGTATGTATAAAATATTATTGTGGTATAGACAAACACTGTTCCGTTAATGCATAAAAAAATAACCTACATTTTTTTATGCGTATAAAGTATACATCAAATGAAGAACAAAAAAGCAAAACAAAGATATGGTTCAGAAATATGTACTGATGATATGACTTTTGAAGATTGCGAGTTAGCCATTTTGCGACAAGCAGTTGATGAAACTGAATTACAGAAACAGGAAGAAATCGCAAAAAGTGAAGATGTCATGAAAATGATTACGATAGTAGAAGAGTTTTTACGTGAAAAGGGAAATGTGTGCTATGGTGGTACTGCTATCAATAACATTTTACCAGAAGAAGCACAATTCTATAACCGTGATGCAGAAGTACCAGATTACGATTTTTATAGTCCAACCCCTTTAGCACATGCAAAAGAGTTAGCCGACATTTTTTACAAGGAAGGGTATACTGATGTCGAAGCGAAAGCAGGAGTACATAAAGGAACATTTAAAGTATTTGTCAATTTCATTGCCATGGCCGACATTACTGAATTACATGAAGATATATTTACAAGAATTTCAAGTGACGCCATTGAAGTAGATGGAATCAAATATGCACCACCCAATTTTTTACGCATGAATATGTTTTTAGAGCTGTCAAGACCAAATGGAGATATTTCACGATGGGAAAAGGTACTGAAACGATTAACATTACTAAATGCGCATTATCCGTTAAAAAGTAAACATTGCTATATGGTAGATTTTCAACGTTCCATGGATAGTATGACATCAAAACCAGAAAATAGTGAACGTATTTATTACTTGACAAGGGACCATTTTATTGACCATGAATGTGTTTTCTTTGGTGGGTATGCAAGCAGTTTGTATACACGATATATGCCCAAGTCTCAAAAACGTTTAGTACGCACCATACCTGATTTCGATGTCTTACATGAAGACCCAGATAAATGTGCATCCTTACTTTTATCGACTTTGAAACAAGAAGGAATTACAAACGTGACTATGAAAAAACATGAAGCAATTGGTGAAATTATACCTCATCATATTGAATTATTGGTAAATAAAGATACGTTCGCCTTTATATATGCACCAAATGCGTGCCATAGTTATAATGAATTATTCATACGCAATAAAAAAATACGGGTGGCTACAATTGATACTATGTTGATGTTTTATTTGGCTTTTTACTTTGCAGATAAGGAGTATTATAGTCATCATAAAGAAAGGCTTTTATGTATGTCACAGTTTTTGTACATGGTCCAGCAAAAGAATCGTTTAGGACAACAAGGATTGTTGAAGCGTTTTAGCATGAAATGTTATGGAAAACAATCGACTTTAGAAACGATTCGAGGTGAAAAAACAAAAAAATTCAAAGAATTGAAACAGAATCGAAATACACCCGAGTATGAGTATTGGTTTTTACGTTATAATCCAGTTCCAAAATCAAATATACCTTTGGACAAAGAACTAAATATTGATTCGAAAGTAAGTATAAATAAAAAGCGTTCCACATCAAAACTGAGTTCAAAGCTACCATCTCCAGATAAAGATGTTATATCCCAAGAGAGAAAATCTCCGGTGCAAGATAAAGATGTTCTATCCCAAGAGAGAAAATCTCCAGTGCAAGATAAAGATATTACTTATTTACCAAATACTGGGTATCGAAAAAAATACACACAGAAGTATAGACGAAAAAGAAAACATAGAAAAACCAGGGGTAAAATGAGAATGTACTGAAAAACTTTTCTCATAACAATGTAAAGAAAGGAATGGCGGCAATTCGCAATGAAACCTTTAATAAAAGAAAATTAGATAAATTTGTAGAAAGTTGCACAGACGACTTTACTTTATATAAATTCTATTATTCCACAAAAAAACTAAAAGACGATGGTACAATTGATACTGTTACAAGTACAAATGATGCAAAATTATACGAAACATTCTTAACCAACCAGCAGAAAAACAATGAAAAAATAGACGATTGGCAATATTATATTCAGAATTTAATATTTGCATTATATGGTCATAATATTCGAGATAGAAATAGAAACAAAAAACGAAAACGTATCATTTCAATGTTACAAAAGTTAAATGATGTATCATTATGGGATCGTTTCAAGAATACATTTTTTACAGCGAATACGTCAATTGACACAGGAAACAGTGATACAATCGTAGAAAACAAAGTGATGACGATAAGGAGCGTTCCAAATATGATGACTATTTTTGATGACGAAGGCAAAATAGATAAAAATGCAATGACTGCGAAAACAATTGAAACTCAAACCATATTTCCAGGAGGGCCATATGATATGTTTGCCCAAGGATTCAATAATGTAGAAGAACGTATGCGTGCATGGAGTATATTAGCGAATGCAGATGATAGCCGTAAGAAACAATTAGATGAATTATCAAAACATATTGGTAAAACAAGTAAAAAAAGAATATATACGAATTTCCATCCACGTACTAAAAAAAATCAAATAGACCAACATCGTAAAAAATTACATGGTAGAAAAACAAAGAGTAAAAAATAGTAAAAAATATGATAAATTGTTGCTTATCATATTGAATTTTTTGGTGTATTTTTTTGAATATTACGTTTATTGTTGATTTAATTTTATTGTATTCAATTTTCTAGCTAATTGTAAATCTTTTGGTGTAATTGTAATACGCTTCGCAAATATAGCAATCAAATTTGCATTTTCAAAATTTTGAACTAAAAACATTTCAGCAGCTTCTTGTAGAGCGGATATTGCGTCAGAATGCCAACGTAAATCAGTACGATAATCTTGTCCAACTTCCTTTACCAATCGGCAAAATGCAGCTTTTGGAATTATACGTGCAGTTGATTTCTGATATTTTCGTATTTCACGCAAAGCGACTGTACCAGGACGATACCTTTGTGGTTTCTTTACACCTCCTGTAGCAGGAGCTAATTTCCGTTTAAACAATGTCGCCAATTGTTTACGTGGCGCCTTTCCACCATTTGATTTTCTTGCAGTTTGTTTTGTACGTGCCATAATATTAAGCTTTGTCTTACATGTATATTATAAAATCTATTTGTCAATATTTCCATGTTATTTTTCATGCTTCAATATTAACTTCAGGGGTTAGTCTGCTTTTTTTTACAAAAGTATCGGCTGTTTTTGATGATTCTTCTGGTTTCTCTGGTGTCTCCAATATTTCCACTTTAATATTTTCTTTCTCTTCTTCTATTGGCAACGTTTGTACATCCACATTTTTCGTTTCCACTTTTACTTGTTCAAATGACACTGTTTTTTTGGATGCATCCCGTTCTTGTTTTGCTTTTTCGACTTTCAATATAACAAGTTCTTCTCTCACTTTACGCAATGTTTCTTCCATTGAATTAATTCGTTCGTCCTTTTGTTTACATTGTTCTTGTATTTGTTGAAGTAATTGAACAATTTCTTGTTGATTCAATGCACGGTCTGGTCCTCCATTTGGATTTCGTACCATTACTTGTGGTGCCCCTTGTTGTCGATTACGTGCTTGTTCCATCATTTTCTGACGTTTTTCATCAATTTCTTTCATTTGTACAAGTACATCTGGCTTCATTACTGGATTTCCAGGTAAATAATTTTCTAATGATTGGTCAATATCACGCATAAAGTAATCTTTTATCGATTGTTCCAATGGTTTACGTATAAACATATCTACTGTTTTAGATGACTCAATAAATAATGGACTTGGATTTTCTAATAACTTTTTTTTATCAAATGTATTTTGAATATGAGAGAAAACTAAGATTGTTTTTAAAGGGTCTAATTGTACAAAGGGTATTGTATAATTTTTCAAGAATTCTTTCTCTTCTGCCAATGCGGCACGGTCTTCATACTTGGATTGGTCTAATAATTCTCTTCGAAACGCAAATGTACCTGCAGTGGCATGATTCGGACCATAAGGACCACCTTGATACATTTTCTGAATGTGTTTGAAGTATACATAAATCTCACTTGAACCGGCACAGAGTGCCTCTTTTTTCCCTTGTAAACGTTCTACTGCATGGGATACACGCTCAGGTGGATAATAATCGTCATCGTCCATGTACACAAGTATAGACCCTTTTGTTTTTGTATGCATAAAATTGCGTTTCTCTCCCAAAGCCATTTTGCGGTTAATTGGAAAATATTGAATTTGTGGTATATTTGCTTCATCAATCAAATCTTTGATTTTGTCCGTTCCGTCGTCTACAATAATCCATTCCATTCTACTTTTGGGATAATCTTGATTTCGAAAACATTGTAACATTGTTTTTATAAACGGTCGTCGATTGAATGTAGGTGTACATACGCTTACCAATGGTTTTAAAGCTTTTGCCTTTTGTTTGTTTTTATTGGACGGCATATAATACGGAGAATTATATAAACTAAATTAGAAAGGTTTATATGATTTTTTACATGTATGTGTTCTGTCAATTTCTTATTTTGGAATGTTAATATTCATATCTGCATTGCTGTCGGTACTTCCATAACTTTCACCAAAGAAGTAACTCCAGAAATGACGAATCAAAATACATATAACACAAACCGCCATTCCAATACCATTCGTTAATCCTGTCCAGAGACGAATATTATTGTCAGTTATTTGGTCCATTTTCCCCAGACGGTATATAAAGAATAAGAACCATATAAAGAAAGTAAAACAAGAGATTTTTATATTGTCACTTGATTCAACTTTATGTAGTAAATAATTCCCAAAGAAAACATTCATTCGGTTGATAAAACTACTTCCTGAATTTTCACAACTTTTTTCAGGTGCACCGGACACTTGACTATAAATATCATTGATTTTTCCAAGTCCACCATTCATTATAAAATGTGGTCCAAGTACAAACCAAAATATCCAAAAGGAAGCTATAAATTGTGCAGTAGGAGCTAATATATGAGAGAAAATGATAAGACAAATAAATTTAATTAACCTGCTTATTTTAAACAAATACCACATGACAGCATTTGTAAATGTAATGCCTAAGTACTTGGACAAATATGCCACCGTTATAAGTAAATGGATTTCACTTGCGGCTTTTGGCATTTGCATTTTGCCCTTGGAATTTTTACGTATAAAACACTCAAAAAATTTGGTACGGAATTTCGATAAATAGTTATATACAAAAAACAATGAGACGCAAAACACCCATACAAATTGAATCGGTTTGTATTCCTCAATCCCTAAGTATCTAAATGAAGGCATTACATTTTTAGTGATTACACGAATAAACAAATCAGTGGGATAGTATATTATTTCGAATAATTCTTTAAGAAATGAAATTGGCACCCATTTAAAGTTGGTCCAAGGCCCTTTCGATTGTATATCGGTTCCGTAATAACCAAAATCGAGTATAATGTATGTAACAAAAAATGTAACCAATAAATACGATGCTTCTATCAATGATTTACGTACAATTTCACTATTACCTGGGTCATTTTTACCAGATTTTGATAAAATCATGGTAATAATCATAGATAAATACTTGATTGCGACAGAGGGAAGATTAAATGTAACCACCACAGACAAATAAATCAATTCTAAAATATCTTTTGGTGGATTATCTTTGTTATATTTCACTGGAGGGTCTAAACTGTTAAAGAATCTTGCACTTGGGTCGGATTTTTCTTCGTGAAATTCTCGTGCTGTTTTTGCCGTTTTATAATTTGTTTCGGCAATTAACATTTTTTCTTTCGTTGTTTCGTCCTTTTTATAATTTTCTTGCTCTTCCAAATATGCTTTCATGTACGCATCTTCTTTTAATTTCAATTCTTTTAGATTTTCTTTATCCTCCTTTTCAGTAGTAATAAATGACTCAACGACAGAAGACTCTGCATGTTGTACTTGTAAATTAGTGTTATTTTCTCCTTCTACCTTTTCCTTTTCCTTTTCCTTTTCCTTTTTCTTCTTCTTCTTCTTCTTTTTGTCATATACTGTTTCAAAATTCTCTATGTTCCTATAATTTTCTCTCACATTTTCATTATATACTTGTTTGATACGTTCCTCCATTTCTTGTACATCATCTGTCTCATTTACATTGTTGAATTGCTCTTTTATTTTAGCTGTCAATTTATGTACATATTCCATATTTTTGATGTAATATAATTCTCTCTTATAATACATCATCCTATATTTTTCTCTCGTTATCGTGCGTAAAGTGTTCCTGCACTACCTCCAATAAATGATAATACATTATAACGTTCTTCAAATACAACCATATTATACGTATATTCATATAATCTCCAGTTTTGTTTGTTTACTGCAATTGCATTGCCATTTTCATCGCAAATTATATTATACTTGGAAGCTTCTTGGTCGATTTGTGGTGCAAACGTATTTATTTCCATTTCAATTTTATTAAACATGCCTAAATTGATAGCTCCTGATGGCTGGTATGTATAAGGGCTTGTATCTAAACAAAAGTTATAACAATATAATCCTTCTTTTGCAAAACCATTTGTACGTGTATATTTTTCAATGTAATCAAATACTCCACGAGGCATGGTAGTTTCACGGTATTTTCCATCTAAAATGATACCACATGATAACATGATATCTTTTTGATTTTCCACATTATAATTGCCACTTGTAAATAAACCTGTATTGACGTCATTTTCGTCCTTGATAATTCGTTCAGCCCCAAGTCTAACATTTGTAGGCAGCTCACGGTATGCCCAGTTCGTATAATTACTCCATTCATTGCGCATATTTACGTCATTTCGTTGTAAATACCACATCCAACTTGAAACCATTCCTTTCGAATCTAATTTTACATTACGAGCACCGGATATATTATCAAATTTATATGTAAATACATCTTTGATTAAATATACTTGGTCTTCTTGTGCAAAGATTTTTGCTTCTTCTTTTGACAGAAACGCATACGTCGAAATCAAATGTATATCTGCATTCCAAGTATTGAATTTATTTGCATATGTACTTGGGTCTGTTATATTCGACTTTAATGGGCTTTGTAAAAATCGATACATTTGGAATCGGTCTTGGTTAAAGTCGGGCTGAATATATGGAAACTCATTTTCCACATCAAATACATCACGTACTTGTACCAGTTCTTGAATCGGACGCATCGTTACACGTATTTCCAACTCATTATATTGCATCGCAATCAATGGAAGAGCACATCGACTATTCAATGTAAACCATGCATTGATTGGAATATATAGGTTTTTCCCTCTTATGGATGGTTCAACTCCCGTGGTTGTACTTGAAATAGGATATGAATCATCTTCAGAGTCCACTTCGTGAAAATATGCATTTGGATATGTATTTAGTCGTTGATATGCCAATGCTGGATTATTCATATCCAAAGTATTACCAGACATTTGATTGAACAATTGTTTTTTTTCTGTCGTAAAATCACGGTCAACCATTGCAGCTAAATATTCACCCGAATATTTGGACAAGGTAAATGAACCACATACGATTTCAATTTCTTTTATCATATGTGTACCTAAATCTTCAATCCAACGAAAATCATATGGTGCCCATTTCCCTTCCGTATCCGTAGATTGTCTGTTTTCGATTGGTCCATGTGTATATGGTGGATATATTGGACTCCATATATCAGGCATAGTTACTACCAAATACGTGTCCATAAGCAATTCTGCATATCGTGGTACTTTAAATGTAAACGTAGATTGTTCAGATGTTCTTAAATCTCTTGTACCACTATAATCGATACGGAACTTTTGTAATCCAAAATTTGTATACTTGGAGTAGCACACACGAAAATATGTTTTATCTGGGTTTCCAGTGAGAAATATATTTGCATTTCCTACGGCAATTAAATTTAATAAACCACCTGCCATATTTTATACTTGTACAATATGTTCTTATACACTATTTTATTATTATTTATTTCTTCTGTCATATTATATATTCGATAACGTATCTATGAAAATGACTTGGTTTCAAAAACTATTAGTATGTATTGCTTTATTCATCGCTGTGTATGTAATGATTCAAATATATAGTATGAGAAGCCGTCGATATAATTTGTATCAAAAAGAAGGTTTTGGAAATATCGGCATTGTAAATAATCAAATTGGTGACAAAGATATATCAAACTGTTTGATAAAAGCATCGGCTAATAGCTGTTATGATGCAAATGGATTTATAGAAATTGGAGACGAACTCAATGATAAAGGATTATATCACGTTTTGCAGAAAGGATGCCGATTTTTAGATTTTGAAGTATACAATATAGACGGTGCAGCTGGAATAGGGTATTCGGGTAGTTCTGATTTTTCCAGTTTAGAAACAAACACGGTGCCAACATTAGAAGTACTAAATAAAATTATGGATTGTGCATTTACAAGTCCTTGTCCAAATCCAATGGACCCTTTATTTTTACAATTCCGTATGAAAACCGTAAAAGCATCCGTATTTGAAGAATTGGCAAATGATATTAATACGGTATGTGGTCATAAACTAATCACAGAGGATATATCCGGTGGTACAAAAATCAGTACATTGAAAAGTAAAGTTGCCATTATCGTGTATTCCATGCCACCAATTACGAATTTACAAGGAGAAGACGATGTTGACATAACAATGTTGCTTGACAAAATTACAAGTAAAATACCGCAATCAATTACAGTAATCGGTTCTGGAGAATCCAATACAGATTTTAACACATATTACGAAGCAGGACCATTGAAAATCAAAATGCCACTAATCGATGATATGATTGATGAAAACAGTAATCTCTTGTACAGTATTGAACAGACTGATAACAAACGGGTTGAACAATCTTTTCAAAATTTAACATCATCGACCGATTCACAAAAAGTAAATGTGGTTCCATATAAATATTACATAAAAGATGAACATCTCGAAAACTATGAACAAAAATTCAAAACATCTGCATTTCTTGACCAATATAGCAGTTAAAAAAACGAAAAATTGATACGAGAATAGGTATAACAAATAAATATACACATAATAATAAGTATACTACTATGGGTATCAAATATTTAAACAAGTATTTGCGTGAGCATTGTAGCAATAAATCCATTCGCAAATTGTCATTGCGTCATTTACGTGGGAAAAAAATTGTAATAGATACAAGTATATATTTGTATCGATTCAAGGAAGAGCATGCCTTGTTTGAAAACATGTTTTTATTGATGTCTTTGTTTAAACACTACGAAGTCATTCCCTTATTTGTATTTGATGGGAAACCTCCAGAAGAAAAAAAACAATTATTATTGGAAAGAGTGGCAAAGAAAAAAGAAGCCCAACAAAAAATGACAGATTTGAAAGAAACTATGGAAGCGACCTCTACAAGTATGACTTATCAAGAGAAAATACAAACAATTAAAAAAATCGAAGAATTGGAACGTCAATGTACAAGAATCACGAACAAAGACATTGAACAAATACAACAATTAATGACATTATATAATGTGTCTTTTGTAGTTGCGCCAGAAGAAGCAGACCAGCTATGTGCATATTTGGTCAATAATGATTATGCCTGGGCATGTATGAGTGATGACATGGATATGTTCTTGTACGGATGTAAACGTGTATTACGCCATACAAGTGTCCTTCATCATGATGTACTATTGTATGATATCAATGAAATATATGGCGAATTAAAAATGAACCAAAAAAATATGACAGAATTATTACTGCTTATGGGGACGGATTATATATTGGATGTAAATAGTACAAAAATGGAATCGTTTGAACAAGTAGTCATATGGTATACAAAATATAGAAAAGCAAAACCAGTAGCTACAATATACGAATGGTTTGTAGACCAATCATATATAAGTGGGCATGATAAACAAATATTATTAGATACACAAAAAATCATCAATCATCAATATGATTCCATTCAAGTATGGTGGGATATTTATAAGAACAATGATTTATGGTATTCAAGTAATATAGAAAATACAAAAGTAGTAGGAGATACAATCGCTTTGAAACAGTTTTTGACAGAAAAAGATGGATTTGTATTTGCGTGTTAGATTTTACATTATACGGTGGGGAAATATTCCCAGTCTAAATATTCGCATACTTTTTTCCATATCATATCTTGTTCAAATTGTTTAATACGGTCTTTCATCATTGGTATATATGGTAAGTATTGTTTCTGGTCAAGTAATACACATAACTGACATAATATGTACGTGTAATTGAAAAAATTTGTTCTTGTAATCGGGCAAAAAATAGCCCATGGTTGTTGTATTTCAATAAAAAGTACACATAATGTTTCATGTAATTCTTCACTCATAGTGGGAGGTTTAATGCCTAATATAGAATTAATGTATTGTATGTGTTCGAAATATTTATTATACCCCAGTATACTTAATATATTCCGCATTTCCGCATAATTTAAATCTTTCAATTGTTTTCTTTCTTTTGCAATACGGTTCTTCACTGCATCAATCACTTCTTCCGGTATTTTCGTCGTTTCTTTTGCTTGAAATTGCGATAAGATTTCTTTAAAATGGTTCAATCGTATATATGCGGTATATGATACTTCGTTGGGCATTTCTTTGTTTAATGGTTTTTGATTGTCAATCATATGGATGAGGAATTGACCACATTTGACATTATTACAAATCAAAACACCTTCTTCTTCTAATGGTACAAGTTCTCCTTGGTTACAAATTAAGCAATTATGGGAAGACAAGACATATTCTTGTAAATAAGGCACATCGCCATTCACATTTTTCCAATATTGCTGATACAGTTTCTTTGATTGATTGTATTTCTCGCTGTTTAAATTGATACTTTCATCTGTCGTTCCTTTGATTTTGAAAAAACTATTCATCGTGTTTACATCTTTATCGTTATTTCCATTCGAAAGTTTTTGTTTGTCTTCATAATAGTGAAATATAAATTTTGAATTTTCAAGTAAATAATCTTTCTTCTTCTTTTTCAACAAAACAACTTCTTTTTTTATGGATTTTATTCGGTCTTTCATTTCATAATATTCTTCGCTGCGTTGCTTCATTGATTTTATTTCATTTATCAAATTGTTTTCTTCTTCTTCCAAATTAGGTATCGTTTCTTTTTCGATTACATAAAACATATTCATCATGTCTTGATGTTTCTCATCAATACTTTGATGCTCCTTTTTATCATTTTTATCCATTAATCATATATTATACTCCTTATAAGATATCATTTTTCATATGATTTTTTTACCTAATTAGATTTTCCTCGATTTTCCTCTCATTGTAATCTCTATATATAACATTTATTCCACTATTATTTGTACTTGATAATATGTAGTATTGATTTTCATTTAAAATGAATTTACATGTACAAAGACTGTAGTGAAACTGTGTTTTTCCTGGAAATTATTATCTTTAGGGATAATATATATATACTTGAAAAATGGCTGGTGCTTTAATGCAAATCGTCGCCTATGGCGCACAAGATCTCTTTCTTACTGGAACCCCCGAAATTACTTACTGGAAGGTGTCTTACCGCAGACACACAAACTTCGCAATGGAGAGTATTGAACAAACTTTCCAAGGACAAGCTGACTTTGGCAGACGTGTAAGTGCCGTTCTTTCGAGAAACGGTGACCTGGCTTACCGCACATATCTTCAAGTCACTCTTCCTGAAATCTCTTCTTCTCATGCCAAGTATGCTCGCTGGTTGGACTATGTTGGAGAACAACTTATCTCCATTGTTGAGGTTGAGATTGGTGGACAGCGCATCGACCGCCAATATGGTGACTGGATGCATATCTGGAACCAGCTTACCATGAGTGCCGAGCAACAACGTGGATACTGGAAGATGATTGGACACACCACTCAGCTTACATACATCACAGACCCCAACTTCGCCGAAGTTGCTGGACCATGTGCCTCCAGTGGAGGACCTGCCCAGGTTTGTGCTCCTCGTAAGGCTCTTCCTGAGACAACCCTTTACGTTCCTCTTCAGTTCTGGTTCTGCAAGAACCCTGGACTTGCCCTTCCTCTCATTGCCCTTCAATACCACGAGGTCAAGATTAACCTTGATTTCCGTCCTATTGGAGAATGTTTGTGGGCCGTTAAGAACCTTACAGGTACCGGTGATGTTAAGTCCACAGATGCCTACTCTCAGTCCCTTGTTGCTGCATCTCTATACATCGATTATATCTTCCTTGATACCGATGAGAGACGCAAGATGGCTCAGAACCCTCATGAGTACCTAATTGAGCAACTTCAGTTCACTGGTGACGAGTCTGTTGGTTCTTCTTCCAACAAGATTAAGCTCAATTTCAACCACCCTTGTAAGGAGCTTATCTGGGTTGTTCAGCCTGATGCCAACGTTGACTACTGTGCATCTCTTGAAGGAGGTGAGACTCTTTACAAGACTCTTGGTGCTCAGCCATTCAACTACACAGATGCAGTTGATGCTCTTCCTAACGCAGTACACGCATTCGGTTCTCCTGATGCCGTTTCTGGAGGTGATGCTTTCATCACAAACGACCTCTTCGAGATGCCAGGAGCTGCTGGTATCGATACAGAGACAAACACATGGGCTGGTATGGGCTCTGGTGAGAACTCTGGTGTTTCTGATGCAGGTACATTCGTTCTTGCCGAGACCGCCCTTGACATGCATTGCTGGGGAGAGAACCCTGTTGTTACCGCCAAGCTTCAGCTTAACGGACAAGACCGATTCTCTGAGCGTGAAGGTTCGTACTTCGATGTTGTTCAGCCATTCCAGCACCACACACGTGCCCCGGATACTGGTATCAACCTTTACTCATTCGCCCTTCGCCCTGAAGAGCACCAGCCATCTGGCTCATGCAACTTCTCCAGAATTGACAATGCTACCCTTCAGCTTGTTCTTTCTTCTGGAACAGTTGGCGGTGTTTCTACAGCCAAGGTTAGAGTTTATGCTCTCTCATATAACGTCCTACGTGTCATGAGTGGCATGGCAGGGGTGGCGTATAGTAATTGAGGCGGCTTTTTTAAAAAAGCCGAAAAATATTTACATCTGCTTAGTAATTTTTTCAAAAATTTCTTATTAATTTAATATTTTATCTAAAAAAAATCAAATAAAATATTTTATAGGCTAATTTGCTTTTGCCCAAATCTGTTTTTTAATTTTTGTTTCCGGTTTGGAGTCATATACACGATTTTGAGCACGTCGATGTTCTTTATCTCGTTTTGTATTTTGTATTTTATCACGTTCTCTACAAATATGACACGTCCGTGTTTCTTGATTTTTTTCACCGATAAAACAATCACGGGTATATATTTTCCCACAAGAAGTACAGCCTTTTTCATTGTCATTGACTAATTCCATATTTTTTTCCTTTGCTTTATCACGCAACATTTTATCTTTTTCTCGTTCAGATTGACGGCAAGGTTCACATCTTTTGTATTTTGAATCCAATGGCAATACATTTCTACATCCTCTAATGTATTGTGTACATGGATTATGGTTAGATTCATGTACCTCATCTACCCAAACATGTATTTGATGTAATAAACAATACTTGTTCAAATCCGATTTTTTTGAACTACATGTTTCCAATGCACATTTGACTGTATTTAGTTTATTTTTACATCTTATTTCTTTTCCACGAGTTGCACACTTTTTACATATTTTTCTATTTTCCAGAAAATAAGTTTTATGGCATGTAGAACATACACTTAAATTTTGCAACTGTACTTCGGTGTAATCATTCATATATTGATGATTTTTGCAAAATGTACTCCCTGACTGAATCAATGCATTACACCGGCATGGATTCATATTACGGTCCTTTCCTTGACATTTTTGCATTGTCTTGACTATGGTTGAAGATTCTGTCATAATTATGATTGTTATATACAACACAAAAAAGAATTTTCTTTATATCAATTTTTTATATAGTTTTTTTTCTATGTACGGAATGGCAGGTTTAGATAGTATAGTAACTAAAAAATAAAAGAGGCATATTGTATATGAACTACTTATTATTATTGTCGATATTGTATTCATGGACGAGTCGAATATCATCGTCATCATGTGTATGTACTACAGTGCCTTGTCCGATTACTGGGGAAAACACATTGATAGAAGGCATAAGCGGGAAAGGGGTATACAAATATTATAACCATAACGAACAACCGGTTGTTTTACATGCATACGCAACTATCACGAATGATGACTTGGATAAAGGTTCAGGTACTACTTCTTGTACACAAGATTATTCCCGAATGCTGGATGATGAAAATTTAGAATGCGATGCCGGACATATATTAGCAAATCGATTAGGGGGTCCAGGAAATCAGCCAATAAATATATTTCCACAAAAACCAAGCGTAAATAGAGGGATATTTGCATCATTCGAAGAAACTATATATGATTGTATTGATAATGGAAAAGTAACTGCGAATCTATACTGGGAATTCTATTATAAGAACTCCTCAAATACCAGACCATATCAGGTGTATTACAATGCGTCTTTTTCAGGAGGTAATTGTGACTCAATCGAAGAACTATTTGATAATGTAGGTTCATAGAAAAATCTTTTTCGGTTAGGGTTGCGGTGTAATCAGAAAAAAATATTTAACCTTAACCTTAACCGAAAGAAAAATAAAATCAATTTAACCGTAAAATCGACCAGGGTGTCAATGTCCATTATGTAGAACACCATTCTTCTTGAAAAATAATTTGTCACAATCGGCGATTGTGATAAGTTAACAGTACGTATTATAATAACATAATGAGAGATACAAAAAATTAACGTTTTTTTTTACAATCCCATAACATCCTGTACGCAGAAATAACAATAGAAAATCCTATTGTAAAATGAATTATTAAGTCACTTTGTTTCTGAGTAATATTAGGGGATATATATTTTTTCATGAGTGGGTACAAGAATCGATCTTTTGATGTATTCGTTTCATCCACTTTTGTTATTTTATTTATTGGGCATCCATCGAAAATAAACCATACCATAAAATACACTAAAGGATACCAAAATACATAATATAAATATTTTGTTGGTAATAGTGGCCATAAAATAACGGATAGTGGAACTATCCAATGTAGATACCACATAACGTTCATAATGCTTATATAAATATATCATATTAAAAATTTTAATACAAGATGTTATGGACAATCTAAAAATAGAGAATTCGGGGGACAAGCGAAGCGAGCGAACTAACCCATTTCCATTCATTGATGATACTGTACATGATAAATAATTATTTGATCCAAATGGTATTATGTTCCAATTTGTTCCATCATATTTATATACTCTCAATACTGTATTTGATTGAACCATCATTGTTAGTCCATCTTCACTTAACTCTATCTTTTTTCCATAACCAGCAGTTTCTCCAGTTGTATTTCCATACACTTCGCTTATTGAATATATTTTATTATACCCCATTACGATTGTCTAACTTTTCCACTTCCTTTGGTATTGGAAGTGGTGAAATATGAAATTTGAAAACAGGCAGGGCATTACATTCATTTGCTTTCTCAATCCTTTGGATTCGCCTTAGGAAAATGCTTGTTTACAAATCGTTGCATGTTGAAATAATCAACTTTTTCTTTCTCAGCTTCAGGTCCAAACAATTTCTTCAATGTATCGTCAATTAAGATATGACGACGATTTTCTGGGTTTTGCAGCTTGTTATCAGAAATATATTGAATCAAAAACTTGGTCACTTCGGTACGTGATATTAAAGTACCTTTTTCTCTTCCCATAAACACACATAACTCATCGGTTACAATGGTTGGTCGTGCGAATCCATGAGGCTTACGTTCTTTCTTTTGTTTTGACTGTTGTTTTTCTTGCTTTTGCATCATCTTTGATAACTGTTTGCGTAGACTCTTTGTCTCACTGCGACAATCGTCAATATACTTTTTGTGCTCTTGCATTTTACTGTCAAGAGCATCAATTGTTTCCATCATCTTTTCGAAATTTGCTAAATATTTGGCCATAGTTTTGTATACATTAATAGTAGTGTGCTTTTTATATTGTTTTTAAATATTATATATTATATCAGTAAGTAAACTGATATAGAAAGCACGAATCATATCGAATATTATGAATGCAAATAGTAACCAAAGAAAAAGACGAATCGCATTTGTTGTTACATGTGGGTAGACCTGAAAATAGGAACACATTGGTTCATGCTTATTGCAAATACCGCATATTATACACCGAATATATTTACGATTCCACAAATCGAGACAAGATTTATGTACATGATAATTACAATTACATAAACCATTATATCTTCGACTGCATGGTTCAAAACATATCAAACAAGATGTCATATTACAAAATATTATTTTGGCTTTATACTACTAAAAAATTTGAGAAAAATGAGGGTATTTGTCAACGGATAAACGTCACCCATAAGAATATTTCAAATGTGTAAAAATTTCAAATATTCATTGTTTTTGATTTTGTTTTTTGTTTTTTGTTCTGTTTTTTCTTATTTTGTCGTTTTTTTCTTATTTTCTTGTGTCTCTTTTCTTCGATACCTTTTGAAAACCATCTGCATCTTTTACTACAGATTCATCGGCGTCGTTTCTTCGTGGTTTCTTTGTTCGGCGTGAAGTTGGCGGGGGAGGGCCCAATGCTTCTTCGTCTTCACGAGGAAGACGTCGGTTTAATTGGCGGGTTTCACACATTAAAGGACCACCTTTCATACCTGTGATTTGTGTTGCTTGATACTCATGTGTATCACTAACCGAATTAGATAATTCAAATTCTACATATTCACCCTGGACCAAATATTTATATTGAGTACTGTTCACTTGAATTGTGGAATAATGTGAAAAAACATCTTTATCATCTTCACCATTCAGGCGGGTTGTAATAAATCCATAACCAGCTTTGTTATTGAACCACTTTACTTGGCCCATATATCTTTGAGGGGTTGTTTCGACTTGTGTATCGGAGGACATTCTATTAAGACAAATACTATGCGAGTATATCATATACATGGTTCAGGTATTTATATTGTTTTCTCACGACAATTTATAAAGTAAATATAAACATCGTATAATATGAAAGAAATCAAAGTAGTCATTGCATTTTTTATTATATTTTTGTGTTTGCTATTATTTTATTTCATGTTTAAATTTTGGGAAATACGGAAGGTAAAAGAAACATTTGACACAAGTCATCGTCTAACTCACTTTGATAAAACCTCATTAGAAGAACCAGACACGGACCCTCGAATACCTTACAAATTTAGAGGCTATGAATTAGATAATTTTCAATATCCCTCCAGTACACCCATTCGTAATTTCAGTGATATAAAATATCCAAATTTGAAAGGCGGATATAGTCAATTATCTTTAGAACGTTTTGGTATTTCCATCGGAATTGATTATGAAAATCAAATACCAACTACTCCTTGCCCAGTATTTTCCATTGTCCAACCACAAGAAGGTACATCTCCACCTCGTATGTATTTTATATTGTTTTTATTACCAGATAGTGACAAAGATAGATGTAGAGTTGCTGCGCATTTTGATTATGAAACACCGCCTACCGAACCATTTGATTCAAGTGATAAACAAATACAAAATGCACATTCCGGTATTGTATTTACATCCAAACTTAAAATATCACGAGGTCATTCGGGTAATAATATATACAAAAATATAAAATTCATTCGCAATCAAAATATTCTTTACTTTTTAGAAAAGAAAGATGGAGATTATAAGATTAAAGACCAATTCAATATCACAGAATATGAAAATAAGTACCAATTCAAAATTGTAAATACAGTTGCAAGTAAAACGAAAACGAAAATATATGCGGGAATGCCAATGGGCAATAACAACAGTGTCAAAATACACAATTTAAAAATATATAACCCAGATTATCAATCAACAATCAAAGAGTCATTTGTATCGAATATACAAGAGTCTTTTGAAACATCTGGTGGAGAAAAAGTAAGAAACTTGTTTCCAGAGAACACACATCCTGGTGCCTGGCCTTGGGGAAGAATCATGTTTTTCAGAGATAAAACCGCCAAATGGATTACATATGCGGATACAATGTACGCAAAAGGGCAATCGCAAGCAACAATCTATACTACATATAACAATACAACTGGAAAAACGGTTCATGCATATATGAACATTATTGCGGATAATTACTGTACATTAGTCGTTAAAGGAGAAAATGGGTATGTAAAGAAGCATGACGAAATGCAGTTTGAAGAAAATACAACCAACAATGATAAAGACGTCAAAGAGTTATTGAAAACGGGTGGTGGATGGGGATGGTGGTCTTCTGGGTTATATTATGATATTGAAATCCCTCCTGGAGAAAATACATTTGAATTTACATTACGTAATGCAGGTACTTGGAGAAACCCAGCAGGATTATTAGCCAGTGTATATAAAACAATGCCACACGAAAAAATACAATGGACACAAGGATTCAAAGTATATTACTACGAAGGATGGCAGCATAATGTTGCAAATAAAAATTTCACCGAAGGATTTACAGATATTCCATTACCTGAAGACCCTATCAATTATAAAAATCCTGAACAAATTACAAATACAAAGTTACATTTCACAGACAATAATGGTACCAAACCAACGTTTATGAGTATGAAACGTAGTGATTCTATCGGTGCAGATTTCCGAGGCTATCTACATTTAACTCCTGGTAAATACAAATTTTATATTACAGGGGATGATGGTATAGTATTCTTTGTGGGGCATAATTATCGAGCAGACCAAACCGGTATTTCATTAGATTATGGTAAAAGTCGAATTGGGTTAACACGTAATGACAATCATTGTAAAAGAACAGATTTATCCGAAAACCAAAGAAATAATTGTCGTAATTCGTGGAGGGGACAAGCTCCTACAGAATATGTTTCGGATGAAATTACTATAAATGAAACGAAATATGTACCATTTGCTTTAATCTGGTTTGAAGGTGGCGGATGGGCACATATACAAATGACACATTATAGTAAAGATGGTGGCGAAAAAGTAGAAATGCCATTAAGTATGTTCCAAATGCCAAGTGAGAGAATCGGAGGAGATATAGAAGTACTGTTCAATACCAATGACGAAACATGGTTTCAAAAAGATTATTCAGATGCAAATACACTTGGTGAACCAACAAATATCTGGCAAGATATGTTTTGGAGGCGTATATTAGGAATGTTTCGTGAAGTGGATGCGAATGGTAATGACAATCATATACCTGCACTTTTACGCCAAGTCGATACCGATGGGAATGATGTTTGTGGAATAAACTCAAAAGGTAACTTATATTGTAAAGACAACTTACAAAATACGGATTGGAAACTAATATACCAAAATGGAGGATTTAATCATGTTACAGTTAGCAATGGTAAATTATGTATACAAAATGGTGCAAACCATATATGGTGTAAAGATAATGTAAAACCAGGAGGAGGACTTTTTCGTTTAAATGGCCCTGCACTAAAACAAGTCGATTTGGATGGCAATCAAATATGTGGTACTGGTACTAAAGGTGAAATATACTGCAAAGAAGATATCACCAAAAATAATAATGATGCAAATGACTGGAAACGAATTCCTGGTTCATTAAAGCATGTGAGTCTTAGTAATGGTAAATTATATGGAACAAATGCAAACGATGATATATATTACAAAGAAAATACAAATGCAAATGTGGATTGGAAACAGGTTAGGGGTAAATTGAAGCAAGTAGATATGGAAGGCAATGTAGTTTGTGGTGTAAACTCAAGTAATCACATATATTGTAAAGATAATTTGGAAGATTCAAAATGGGACCGAGTTCCTGGAGGCTTGTCTTATATTTCTGTCAATGATGATACAAACGTTTATGGAGTCAATGGCCATCAACATATTTGGTATGGGTCTTTGAACGATAAGTAATCATCGTAATAAATAATCTTTCAGTTTTTGAACTATTGTTTTACTTATTTTCCGTTTACCAATCATAAGACTTTCTATTTTTTCAGATTCATGTTCTAGTATATATATAAGTGTTTTGACAGAACCATCGAATGGGCTCAATATGCACGATGCAGTAGATGCACTAATTCCAGGTATAGAACAAAGCATGATTTCTCCAATATTTGTTTCATTGATATTTTCTTTCTTGACTTTCTTAACGACAGAAACATATGGATTAGGGGGTGGTTGTACAGGATTCGTTTCTGTCAACTCTGGCATTGGAATACTATTTTGTACATTCCATTTACAATCATGTGGCAAAACTCCTCTTTGAAACTTTCTATCTACTTTGTCTGACATCCATATTAATAATTCAGCAGTTTCTTGTATATTACAAGTACGAAATACACTGAATCCTTTGAAAAGTGACAGAGACGCCATGGTTGACAGA